TGCCTGCGCTTAACGGCGGAATGGCGAAACTATGTGCCCCCACTGGTTCTGTTTCAACTACCAGATTCCAGTTAACCCCGCTATTTATACTCCATTCAGTTTTGTGACTCAGCATACCCGACCCCGCCTGTTATTAATCTTCGGTTATGGTGAGTGCGCCCACTGCAAACGTCGGAAGCTGATCACCAATATTAACCGATTTAGGCGCGGTCAAAGAACCCCAATACAACAGATTACCGCTTGTCGCCGCATCGTAAATACCAAACCAACCGATCTGCGTTGTCGGTGTCCAGTTGCCCGAAACAGTAGTGGTGCCAATCGTGATGGTAGCAGAGTTAAAGGTCGTGCTGCCGAGTGTTGCCCCTCCGCCAGACGAAGGCGTTGCAGATGAAGGCGTTGGGTTAGTTGCCTGAGTTGCAGACCAGGTGGAAGCTGAGCAGGCTACCGTGGCGCGGTTGTACCCCATGCTTGGCGTGCCGTTTGTGGTGACCTCAGTCCCTGCCGATGAATCAGTTGGGGCGGCGGTTAACAGACCAACATAGACATTTGTAAGCGTAAGGGCCGCTTGACCACGAAAGATGTTGTCGATGATTTTGTTTTGCAGATATACCGTTTTACCAGCCATGATGTTTCTCCTTTAGTTTCCTGCAAAGCAGGTAGATGATTAGATTGTTATTTGCGCCGTCCTATCTCAGGGGGTAAGCAACACTTTCAATAAGTCTCCTGCGAGAGCTGTGTTGGTCGAACTTCCCGACGCTTGGCTCTTGCTCCCGCAGACAGACATATTGAGAGTATTCATGTCTTTGAACACGCTGTAGTAAGTCGCATTGCATTCGAGCTGCTTCCCATCGGCACCGTGCTTGGTTGAAATAGTTGCTGTGGCACAGCTACACAGCAGGCCGATCAGGAGTAGTAACGCTGGTAACAGATGTAATCGTTTCATTTGTAGTTCCTTCTGGGGGTCTAGCACCCCCTGTTTTATTTGCCGACGAACCAAAGTAATACCCGAATGCCATTCCCATTAAAGCCATAAAAATCTGGGAGTTTTTTTCCGGTATCGGAAACCAGAACATCAACACCAGCAGCACCAACGCCCCGACCGTAGATATTGTCATCAGTGTCTCGCTTTTCATAATCCACTCCTATAATGCGTTGCTCCAAATAATCGACAGGCGATGTGCATGCTCTCTGCTAACAACCCACTGACCCCCACAACACGCAACGCCTCACAAAGCAGATCATCAGCATCTTCACGAGACATAATTCCCGAATAATACAGGTAGTCGTGAACCACCGCAGGCCGCTGGCCGACGTTCTTTAACGCTTCGAGCGAAACAAAGTTGGTGACGAATCCGGCTGGCACAGTAATCACGCCGAACCTGTCAGACTGATAGACCAGAGCCTCAATCAGAATCCATGACTGATCCTGCGATTCTGGGAGCATTGCCACGATTAGGCGGTTTCTGAAATCACTCATACTAATCCTTTGCTGTAAACCGTCTGACTGTTTACCTTTGTGGCAGACAGTAACTCCCCTCGTGTTGCTCCACCAAAACCGATGTGGCACCAGCCAGACGCCCCGAACTCGTAAATTACCTGGTCGAATCCTTTAATGTTTTCAGCAACCCATCGGCACACGTCAATATTCGGGACTCCTTGCACTTCAAAATCTGCGGCGTGCGCGAAACAATGTGCCGATGTCGCAGAACCGCCGACAGCTTTGTTCAACTCCGGTGACCGGAAACAACTCGTCACACGGACAGGCGCGTCGTAATGGGCACGTATTAGTTCCAAGTTTGCCGCGACTTCCGCCATGTTTCCAAGTAAAGCTTCGGGGCAGATGTTTGGTATTCCGAGTCTGGTTGCAGTGCTACTGCTCTCCATCTCTTCCCGCGTAAAGTTAGTTGTAAGTTGCATTATCTACGCCCTCCATCAACTTTACGCTTCAGGTCGTTTATGTCTGTCTCAATATTGTCCAGTCTATTTTTCGTGGTGGCTCTATCAGTTGCGGAGTCAATCATTCCTGTCTGCACCAGAGTTTTTACTGCTTCAACATTTGCCGAGATTCTATCTTGGTGAGACGATAGATTGTCTGAGCTTTTGAGATACGAAGCATAAAAAGCGGAAAGCATCATTAGGAGCAACGGAAGACATGTGCCAACCACCCACTTAAGGGTTGTATATGTAGCGTCCTGCTTCTCTACCTTCATTGCAATACTGTGCATTTCCGTTGCCGTGTCCTTTGTCCGTTGAGCGCTGTCCCTGATGTGTTCTATTGTATCGTCATGTATGTTGCAGTGGCTTACCCGACATTGATCTTCTTCGCGGCGTTTTATCGTTCTTGCTTCGTTATCTGGCATGAGCTGATGGCCTCCGATTATTGTTGTCGTTCGATTTTTAATGCTTATCACTAAACCCGCGCCAATTCCGACATTGATGTTGCTATGTAAGCCGACATTATTTCCGATGTCCCTTCAAGCTGCATCTCCCATTCCTTTGCAACAAACCCTGAAGGGAGGCGAAATGGATCCGAACTTGACACTGTCTGTGTGTGTTTCAATGCCCCATCAGCATATATCTTTGCAGTAATCGTCCCTGTCGCAAATACTTGCCCTACGCTAAAAGACATCGCATGATCAAGTCGGAACTTCTTGGATTTCCATACAAAACTCTGCGCTGTTCCAACACCCCATTTCTTCAGGTTGGCAGCGCTTGGAGTATGGTAATACAGATCACCTGTTTTGTTGTCGGTGAAGGCGCTATCAGCAGTGATGCTATGTGCGTAGAACTCCGAAGTGACAGTATCAAACACAAATCCGCCAGTAGCCTGAAAACCTATATAAAGCGTGTTATATTGAGCGGCGAATACAAGTGCATTACTTACAAACAGCGCATCCCACTCTTTCTTCGATATGATCGATTCTGTGAGCGACTTCACTGTTCCTGTCCCAGCCGCCCATAGACCAGAGACTCCCGGATAAATGCAGGCGCATCCCATGTCAACGAAGGCTCTCTTGCAGGTACAGGCTTCCCCTGTCTCAAGCCTCTCGATTGTCATGTTATCAGGGTCGCTTCCTGTAAGGGCAATAGGATAACTATCCGTGACAACAATGGCAGATGTCCCAAACAGCCCAACTGCGACAATAGGAGAATCGACAACGATCTGCCGTGACCAAGCATGGGGCAAATAAGGGACGGAGAAGCAGAGAACACCAGAAGAATCTCTGTTGTAGTAACCAATAAAGAATCCGGATGGATGGGCTTTTAATCCTATCATTTGTGAAGGGGGCGGCGCCCATGTGTAAGAAAGGCATACCTCGCCAAGGTTGGCGTCCAGTATCGTATCCCCCGGGTCTGGAAGTTGAGCGGAAACAGCTACTTCTACGACAAACTGATATTCAGAGGCGGTGCTTCCGGTATTCACTCGATAAATTCTCTTTGTTGCAATGGAGTGGGCACCGGTTGGAGCGACAGACATGCCCGTCAAAGTAACCATTACGCTGGGGTCAACCTCTATTTCGTTTGAGGGATCTGAAGGCGGGCCCTCTTCGCCAAAGGAGGAAACGTATGTGTAGATGTATGATCTGAACAGCTTCTCTGTTGTGGTGGCCGTGGCTGCCGAGGCCGTTGGCGCCGACATGGGTTTAGGTATGCCAAGCCGATATGAGGCGGAAGGCTTTGTCCCAGCGCTGCCAATAATCTGTGTCCTGCCTCCCATACGAGGCATGCCGCCTATTGCTCGTCCGGAGCCATCTACTGTTGTGTCTGCTGTCAATGCCGGATCAGTCCAATAAAGTCTATCCTCTGCGTCGAGAGCCACCATGCTTCTGTTGGTATCCACGTCTGCAGTCCAGTTGAGCCATCTGCTACCGGTGTACTTAAACCACGACTTCGGAGAAGCCACAATGGCGTCATTGGCGTTAAGAGCTTCTGCCTGCCCCACGACAAGAGGGCGCAATGAACCAGAGCCAAACAGACAGTTGTCAGCCGTTTGGGCTGCCTTGTCATCAAGTTCATACGGGCTTATTCGTGGAGCTATGCCCCTTGTAGGAATTATCTTGATGATCATTACTTATCGCTCTTCTTTGATTCAAGGTGAGTGACAGGCGCAAAGCCTATTTCAGCTTTTGACTTCTCTGTGATAGCCCCTACGAAAGAAGCATAGAAGGCAGCGGCGCGTTGAAGATTCTCTGTGTATTCTGCATCCTTGGAATAACAACGATAAGCACAGTAATCAAGAATAGGAGTTTCGTAGAGATCATTGAAAATGGATCCAGCGATTGCCCCTTCGCTTATGGTGAGATCAGTTGGGAGGGCAGCGTAAAGTCCCTCGACAAAGCCTGTGTCGGAAAGCCCCGGCCACACATAGAATGTAGTAGGGAAGCGCTCGTCGAAGGCATAGTGATCAACGCCCACTGTTGAAGTAACGTATGTTGTTGCTTTGTGCCATCCGGCTATCCTGTCTATGATAGAACGAGGTATGTTGGTGATCACCTTTCCTGCAGCCGGCATAGCGGTTGTGCCCATGTTGCGGGTGACATCGAGAAGCTGTATTGCTCCTACCGGCAACGATTGCTTCGTGCCAATAACCGTGGCGACATTCCCTATTGTGGGATTGGCGTTTGGCTTATGGATTAGTATTTCTCTTTGTGCCGAGTTTATCCAGCCACAAATCTCATCCTTCGTCCACCGGATGTTGGTGTCGTCCTGAATAAGGATCTTGAGCTTTGTATTAATGTTTTCGCCTGTGATTGCCATAGAAACTCCTTATCCTAGAAAAACGTGCTACATCGTGGCGCCGTATCAAAGTTATTCAGCATACGCATTATCTTTCCTATATCTCCACCATACCCAAGCTGGGAAGGATTGCCTTCAAATGCTACAAGGAAACGTTGAGACATCTCTACGCCATATCTTTTTGCGGCGTCTTCTTCGTTGCCGAGCTTCTGAAGTAAGCGATACATTATCCAGTTGTAGGTGTAATGGTGGAAGCGTACAGGGATGTCGAGTTCTTCGGTGTCGTTAACCAGTTGTGCCGGCATGCGCCTCACTGTCAGATTGAGCTGCTGGTCGGTGACGGTGGCTAGACGTCCAACCAGAGAAAGGTATCCAGTAGAGAAGTCCGTCATGTATTTCGTTGGCTCCATGGTGGTTGTTTCCCATAGAGGCGTCTGGTTACGAGCAATCTCAAAGGTAGTGTTCTTCAGCTCGCGCCCATCCCATGATTTCCTTGCACTGGAGACCGACAGTACCCCGTATGGAAAGGGGTAATGGATCGTGTCTGTGTCGAGATAAATAACGCAGTATTCTTCGGAGATTGAATCTTTGTTACAGAGGGTTCGTTGGGATATTTCGTCAATAGCTTCTTGAATGAATGAATTGACCATAGCGTTAGGCCAGTTATGCGCGAGATCGCTATTTTCAATGTCGTTAAGGAGGGTGCGGATTGTCTCACGGACTTGTGCTCTGTTCATTTCGGCAGTCCTTTGAATGGTTCTTGTGTCCTGCTAGTCCGGCCGCGTTCTTGAATTCCTGTCCACAGCTTCCACAGATAAACTTAACAGCGGGTTTTGGCGGAACATACTTACGGAAGTCATCAAGCTTCAAGAGGTAATCAGAATGCGACCCTGAAATGACATCACATACCTGCTCACCATGCTCGTTACGCTTAAACTCGTATTTACTTCTCTGGACGCTTACTACAGTGTAGCCGTCACGCTCGATCGTGCATTCGATTAACATATACTCTCTCCTGAGAAGAAGCGGGGATCATTCCTGACCCCCGCCTTGGGATGACTATCAGACTGCTACGTAATACATTAACACTTCAATGACAGCATCGGCGGTTGTGACAGCAGTTGTCGTGGTGAAACCGATGACGCGATCGTAAGAAACTGCAACGCCGACAGAAGCGTTCTTTGTCACGCCGTTGGTGAGAACCTGCGGAGGGCTCAGGATCGAGCGAATGCGGAGTCCTGCACCAACGATGAGGGAGATAGCTCCGGTGAATGCAGAGTTGGCTGCAGCGGCATCGATGGTTAATGCTGTTCCGCCATCTACAGAAGCACATGCTTGGCCGAGAACACCAAATGTTGCGGCACCAGCCCCGCCTGTTCCAGTAACAACATCAACCGCGAGGTCAACAACGATATGGTTGGCAGGGAGGACGAAGGTTCTGTAGGTGTTAGATGTTGCTGCGCCCGAAAGAAGCACAGTGATGATACCCGACTTTGCAACCATTACCTGATTGGCTTCATTGCTTACGGGCATAGGGACGCCTGTCTGGGCTACGGTGATGACCGGAGTTCCAGCAACAGGTACGGTGGTGTTTAAATATTTACTTCCGGCTACAAGGGCCATGATGTTTCTCCTTAAATAGAGTGATCGGAGGAGGCCGGAGCCTCCTCTCTAATTACGATTAAACAGTGGTGTAGTTGATTGTATCAGCGGCGACAACACCAAAGTCCTTGCCGTTGAATGTGGTTTTCTTCACGCCGCAAATGGTGGAAGTGGTGATAACCACCTGATTGCCATTGTCGCGGGTTTCTTCGTGCCAGCCAAAGCGAAGGCCCTGACCCGGAGAACCGAAAGCAATAACACCAGCCTGCATTCCGAGCAGAAGAGCACGAGCTGCAGCAGTAGTTGACCCGCCGTAATCACCGAATGTGACAACAGCCTGATGTTCATGCATAAGGACGCCGTTGTACATACCCAAGCCGCCTTTGAATGCTTCTGTTCCCTTGCCGGAAGCAGTGGCAAGAGCTTTCTGCATATCCAGCCAACCGCCGCTTGTTGCGCCACTCTGACGCATCTGGAAAGCTTGGTAGGGAGACATAAGAAGAACGAAAGCCTCAGAGCCGGCAAAGTTTGATTTGCGGATCTTTGGTGTACCAGTTGTTCCACCACCCATCGAAGAAGCCATAGCAACAAGGCGATCGATAAAGCCGGTGGTCATCTTGGCGGTAGCAGTTGCGTAGGTGGCACTAAATACTGTGCTGTCTGCTTTAGCCGTTGCGATGGATGTTCCTGCTGCCATGCCGGGAACCAGATAGTGCTCAACATCTGGAGCCTGAATAGGGTTGCCTGCAATACCAGCGAAGCCTGACTCCCAGACGAAGTCTGCGTTGGAGCCGCGTGAACCAGCAAGGTAGATCATAATAAGCTCGTCAAAAGTACGTGCCCACAGATCGGTCTGACCTGACTTCGACAATGCACGGATGTCGTGCAGTGTACGCTTGCGGGACATAACCCCCCCACCGTTAACGCCTGAGCGGAGCTGGTCGATGTAAAGGCTGTCGGAGTGGAACTTCAGATCCTCTTCCTTGCCTTCCAGAACAGCGTCCCCTTCAACAGGACGCATCTTGAGCTGCATCACGAGGTCATAGTGAATAGTATCACCGGCATCTGTTTCAAGATCGGTGATCTGCTGGAGAGGGGTTTTGGCGGTGGCGCCCTTACCCATGAACTTGCTGGTGAAATAAGATTCACGAGCGACGTCGACGGCAACACCTGTTGCCCATTTACCTACGGTTTTGGGATCGTTAACTCCCTGATTGTAAGCGGCCATTTGTTACTCCTTTAAATTGGGTTTGGTTTCACAATGGCCTCCTGACCGTGATTCTTCTGTGGCGTGGATAATGATATCCATGGCTTCTGCGTCAATGGACAGTGAGGTTTTGTTGGCGGCGCGTATCCTTACGTTGCCGACATACAATATGTCTCCTGCCTTCATAGTTTTATGACAAGACATCGACTAAGACTTTAAATACGCGGCATACTGCTCTGGCGTAAGTCGTTCTACAGCCGCTTCCTTGGCATCTCCCGTCAAGCGCTCAATCACACTGAAGGGGTCATTCCCAGTATCGTTCATGCTCGATGCTGGTATATTGGTCAGCGTTGGAACGCTGGGCAATGTGTTGGTCGGCTTTACAGCCGGCGCCTGTGTTTGTGTCTGTTCGGACGCGGGCTTCTGACCGAAAGAATCCTTGACGAGGTAATCGGCTGCGGCCATTATTTCTGCCGGCGACATTCCTCTTGATCTTGGATCAGCGTTAATCTCTTTCACTGCCGTATCAAGGGCGCCGTACAACACCGGATTGCTATAATGGCGATTGGCGTTCAGGAAGTTGTCCTGAGCATCCATCCAACTATTATAAGCCTTCTGGCTGTTTGCCTCTTCTATCTGGAACGTGGTGATCTGCCGATCGATAATAGCCCTCTGTTTGAGGAACTCCGTAATATCGATTTCAGACTCATCAAATTGCTTTGCCAAAGAACTGAGTTTCTCTTCAAGGGCCGCCGGAACTGTTTCCGTCATTGTTACTTCGGCGTAACGCCCTGTTGCTTCCAAAGGTTCAAGCTCTACGACAGGCTCGATTTCTGGGGTAGGCTCTACTATGGGTGGCTCTTCGTTTGCCTCGCCAGCGAGCTGTGTTGGAGCAGGTATTTCTGGCTCCGGCTTTTCTTCTGGTGCTTTTTCCTCAATTTCCGGCTCTATTACAATTTCTGCTTCTTCGTCTTGACCCATTAAAGCCAATTCTGCTTCCGTCAGTAAATCACTCATTGTGAACTCCTGTTCAAGATATTATCCCGTCGTTGGGATTTGGTGTTTCGATTCCTTGCTCCATGCCCTGCCCTGCCGAAGGCATTGAGGGCGGGAACATCGGGCTGGTATTCATCGGTTGAGCAGGTTGCTGCTCCATAGGCGGCGCCTGCTGTATTGTCTGCGGATCAACAATAGGTTCCTTGTAAATTGGGGCGTTGTTTTTGTCAACGAAACCTGCACTCTTGGCAATTTCATCTGCAATAGGAACGACTCCGGGAACTGTTGCGGCTGTCTGGGCGGCCTGCATGGAAGCGTACAATGCCTCGACAGACTTAACGACGGCTTCGGCTTGAAGCTTCTCCAGCTTGGCGGCATTGACGGTGATCTCGGCTTCTTTCAGTTTCAGGTCAAGCTCGATGCCTTTTTTGGTGAGATCTTCTATCTCCTGCTTCTTGGCCTCGTTCATCGCGTCTTTCTCTTCGTCGGCTTGTTGTTGTTCCGGGGTTATGGCGGCGTCCGGATCTGTCTGTCCATTCATCTTTCTGATGCGGGCGACCAGTCCTTCTCTGCCCGGGACATCGCTCATATCAACCACAAGATCAAGCATGTTGAGAGCGGTCTGTGGGTCGAGGCGTGTGGTAAATTCCGACATCATCTCGAACATGCCTTGCCGTATCGTGTCCCGAAGGTCTTGTTGCGTAACAATGAAGTCGGCTTTGTCGTCGGTGATGTTATCTCCTTCTCCGTTAATTTCCATGTAGGAGGCGGCGTTTTTATCGTTGAGGAGCCGCACCACTTTCGGTGTGTCATAGAACTGCTCGATAAGAGCCACTTCAATCTCACCGCAAATCTGCACAGCCATATTCAAGTTGTCAAAGGCGATGCTTGTAGCGACAAGTCCCTGTGTCTGTTTGGCCCGTATCCCGACGCCGGACTCAATATTACTGTCCTTGCCGAGGTTTTCGTTGGTAACACCAGAGACATCCTGAATGAATCTCTCGTCGTCTTTGGCAAGGTCGAGCTGCTCCCGGGCAATCTGGCTTTCGTTGATCGGCAGCACTGCAGAGTTTGGTGTCTTACGAATGATGCCGTCTGGGCGAGCGGCCTCCCTCCGGAACTCTTCCCAGTCGTTGCAGGCGTTGTCGTCAGCAATAAACTTGTTGCTGGAGAGAATGTGCAGCGCCTTACTTTTTCTTTTGTTCAAGTCAATTTGAGGGTCTATGATGCCTTCGACGATTCCGTACGGGGAGTTGTTCTTTCCGCGCCTGTAACACCAAATGGGTACGAAGGGGAAACGGTTGTGTCGGTACGGCGAAGGCTGATCATAGACCACTGTCCCGCCGCAATAGATCATTACCCTGACAAGTGGGCGGATCGCATCGACGAGAGTGGCTGTGCCCTGATCGAGGGCGAAGGTTTGGTGGGCGTCTGCTTCGCTTCTTACGCTGCCATGCAGAGGCGTATTGGGAGCGTGGCAGGACTGGCAGCTTGCTGTCTCCCTGTACCACGCCTCAATGAGACGTACACGAAGACGTCGGCATGTCGTTGACACCATATCCTCAATGTAATTCCCCATGCCAGAATACGTTGATCGTCCGGTGATCTCATCGTACGTACCGACACCAACGTCGCCGTCTCCTTCCGTGCCCATAGGATAGACACGGTTGACGTTCTGGGCTTCGTGCTCCAGTTCAGTCGCCCTGTCAGGGAACATCATCTGGGCGATGTCGAGATCCACCCATTTGCTGCGGAAGATGAAGCGGGCGTCCTTCATATCTATTGCTTGAGAAAGATCGTCGTACCAGATGTTGCGCCATGACTCATGCTGAACGTAAAGGGGCTCATCATGGTCGTCCCGGACGCCTGTTTCGAGCCATCCTACGCCAGCAATACAGGCGTCCGAGAAGGCGTGACTACGGTGATAGGCCGTCATGTTGACGTCATCGATATACTTGAGAAGCTTGGTTTTGGCTTCTGCTGACACCGTTTTGTTCTTGTTACGGGCCAAGACTTTTGCCTCGACTCTGCTTTTTCGTTCCGTGCCGAGGATCCAATTTATCGTTGGTTTGATCTTGTTGTAAACGAGAGGGGCTTGACCGCGCTCTTCCAGTTCTTGCTCGTCCTCTTTTGTCCATTGTTCATTATCGTAGAAGCGTTCTGCGCGGGCCATCTTCGCCCTATTTTCATATTGGTTTGACTGTGCCTGCTGGAACCAGTTACGAACCTTATCGAACCGGGCCCGCGTAACTTCATTCTCAAGAGGATGTGTTTCGAGGGAAGGCTTGTTGACGTCTTCGCTGACAAGGAAGGCTTGCGATGGATCATGCGCTTTCTGTACGGTGAATTCGTTCATTTCTTTGGCTTCCAGTCTTTGATCAGCTCAGGTTCATCAGCGGCATTTGCTTCGCTGGCGTCAAGAAATATTCCCGTAAGTGGCCCACCGGCTGCTCCGGTAAGCAAACTCGCACCACGACTCAATCCTTTAGAGGCTCCGCCCGTAACCAAATCTGCAGTAACCTTTGCCGCAGTTTTGCCATGCTTGATGGCGGCATCAACAGCCTCTTCGCTTATGCTGGACATCGCTTTATTGATCGATGTACTTGGGCGCCATGCCCTGCCCATGCCGGTTGCCGTTGCCATTACTTCGTCACTTCCCTGTTGATCTTGACATCGCCCCATGTGGCATTCAATTCGCCAATTACTTTCTCTTCGCGGTCGTAATCGTCGGGGCGTTGTTTGGCGAGTTCTTCAAAACCGTCCTGAATGAAATCAAGAAAGCGCTTTGCCGAAACAAAGTCGTCCGGAAGGCAGAGATGCCCAACACCCATACGGTGATACATGGCAATGGCGTCCATTTGCTCTTCGGGGGTGGTGGGGTAGTAGATATGCATGTTGTTCATCATGAAGCAGGCAGGAATAGCGGCGGGTTCAAGCGGGCGGGTGATACGCATGTAGGTTTTCATGTCATGGGACAGAAATTCTCGCCTCAATTCATTTGTGCTCCACATATTTATCAGCATTCTTGCCCCGTTCTTTAGTGGCGAATTTCCGCCACTGTGGAATAATGCTACAATGGCGGTTTTCCGCCACTTGATTAGGGAAATACACTGATAAATATGTGGCGTCTACATTTTATTTTTATGCTGTTCGCCAATTTGGTCGATTTTTTATCTTTTTTGCCTTGCTGTTGCGTCTAAAGAGGTCGGAATTGACAGAAAATGCCATGGAAAGGCTGTCTGCTTCGTCCGGGCTTCTTCCTATGGCGTTTCGTATCTTCTGTTTACTGTCGATAAGGTTTTTCTTCTCCGGATCGACATGTAAAACAGCGAGTTGCTTTATAAGGTCGTCATTATCTGGGATGGAAATGCTCTTTTCTTGGAAGAATTCCCTGAGATTGCAGAAGCTTTCACTACGTTTGTTATAGTGGCGCGTTGGGTCTTGAGCTTTGTTCCTTGAGTCGTAGGGACGCACAGCCGCGCCCATCTTTCTGAGCCTATCATAGCACCCCTGCCCCAAACCAACGACGTCCACGACAGCGACAACAGCGTTCTCGTGCTCCATTTGGATGAACACCCAATCAGCCAAGTCCATCTGATCTCTCATATTGGAGGTGAGAAACTCTTTGACCTTATTACCCTGACGTACACATATACATGACTTATCGCCGCCACCAGAGACGTCAACGCCGAAGATAACAGGATCGTTTTCAACATCAAACTCTCTGTTCTTGGCATCCATAATCCAAGTCCAAGGAATAAGCCCGCCATCGTCAGCAAGAGGAGGCAGGCCCAGCACGTTGACACGATATACGTTCGAGTCCGTGCCGTACATCTTATAGCCTTCAATGAATTCCTTGGAAACAATTTCACTCTCCTCTGCATTCCAGCGTAGCTTTACCCATTTGGGCGCTTCCTTCTCGTCGGTATGAGACGTTACCGCGTAGGATGTGTTGGTCTGGGGGTTGAAGATCATAACAGCGAAGTTTACCTTGCCGGTCATGGTCGGTTCGAGGTTGTCCATAACACAGCGTGGCACAGCATCGGCTTCGTCGACGCAGATCATCATGTAGTCGCTATGGCGGCCGGCGATCGCCTGCGCCTGTTCTGAATCCGACGACTTGTTGTTGATCGTCACGGCCTCGATTATCACAGAAGGATTCCCGGTGTGGTGGATACGTTCCGTCTGCCACTCAAACATCTCTCCCAAGAACCTCGTCGACATAGGATCTGAAGGATTCGTCGGCTTGGACAGCGTCATCAACTCTCCGATCTGCGCCCAGAGCACTGATCTTAAATGCTTTCCTGTAACACCTGTGGCAAGGACACGCGCCCTCGGCCACACAGAAGCAAACCATAAAATAGCCATGGCTGTGGCAAAGTCTTTCCCGACACCACGCCCTGCCATGATCGATATTCCAATCTTTCCCTTATAAGGAAGCAATGCTGGCGTTATAGTGGCGCCCTCGCCCGCCTCTATCTTGTAACGAATGAGGTTAGTCATGTGCACGAAGAAAGCTTTCTGCTGCTTGGAAAGACGTATCTTCCCATCAAAGACATCTTCCACCCATGACACAGGATCATACCGCCATTTATCAATCTGTTCTGCTATTGCCTGATCGCTCATCATTTCTCCTAGTCTACGGGTAGGTAGTCGCCATTCAAATCAAGGCGCGGCGTTCCGTTCTCGTTGTATTTCTGGCCCGGGACAAGACAGAACTTATTGAAATCCGCCTCGCGCTGGTAAAGCTGGCGTAATGGGTTCTTCCCGAACAGGAGTTCTCTGTTGTAAGCGATAATCTCCGTATCCTCTTCCGCCCACTTAGGGACAGTTCTTTCTGGAGGAGCAATCATATTTCCCATCTTAAGAATGCCGGCGGCCTTCAACGACTCCAGCGATGTCTCAACCGGAAAGAAACTTTTCTCTTCTTTGTGTGAAGGAACGCTTTTTGATATAGGCGCCGCGACATGATGCCCGCCTGCTCCATCATTAAGAATCGTTCTCACCCACTCACTTAGCGACATCCGTGCTTCGTGCGCTGCTTCACCATAGGCGTATTTCTCTTCTTCGCTCACCTGCACATGTAGAACCATTTGTTCCTCCTGTTGCTCTTGTTGTATTTGTTGCAACAGTTGTAACAAGTTGTTGTTCATGTATCAAGCTTTTGTGGAAAATAAAAATATTTTTTTTGAGGAATGGATATATGAAACTGGTGTGTGGAGATATTCCTCAATTGTGGCTAAGTAATTAATTTGAATGGAAAATTGAATAGGTTATGCACGGACAGTCTATATCAATCCTTCACCACCAAAGAGGGGCATACCCCCCGCCTCCCTTGGAGAATTAATATCGCTCCTGTTGCACTTATTCTCGCGTGTTTCTAGCCACTTACAGCAACCAAGGGATGCTCAGCTATGCCCTCGATGTTCTTGTGGTGCGTAGGGCACGTGATGTGCCTTGTCGTTGCTAACGTGTTGATAATAGTAGCAACTGTATTGAAACATACTGTTTAAGTATTGAAACATACTGTTTAAGTATCACTGCCTGACTGCTCTGTAGTATCACAAGGCTCATGCTATGACATTGTGCCATGCATTACATCTCTCCCTCTACTATGATAACTTCTCTAGTTGAGGGCGCGGGCTCGTTTACAGACACATGCCTTGCAAGTAGCACGCTTATTGAGTTTGATGTGCTTTGTCCTCTTATTAATCTGCTTCTATCTATCAATGCCACAGTACTATTTACTTTACTTAGAAGGGAGGCGCGGCTTAGGTCTTTCTTTGTTACAGAAGCAAGGATGCCGGCACTTAAGGTGTCTAAAATATCAGCTTGGCACTCTTGGTAATGGAGGCGATGTTCCCATCCCGGCATGCGCTCTAATAGTGGCTTTAGGGCTCTTGAGACATTGCTTTGATTAACTCCCTGATGTTTGGCAATATCTGTTGTGCTTACACCTTTCAGGCGTAGTTTTAATGCTTCATCCACGTTTATCTTCTTTGGTCTACCCATTATTGTCTCCTCTATGCGAATATGTGGCGCGGCGTTCGTTATATAACGCATAATGAAACAGTCTACAAGCTTACAGGCATGCTCGCTCGTTCTTCATAGGAATACGACCATGCAAGCATGGCGTTTCGCTGTCGCTCACTTTCGTCTTCCTATTTTGAACTCCTCGCACAATAGTCTTGAAAGGCAGGCTCCGCTATCGCTCCGCACACTCATTCTTTTCTTGGCAAGCTTCGCTTGCTATTTTTTACTCTCTTTCTATGAACACCTTTCTGTCTGTTATGATAAATGGGATCGATGGTTCATTCCTTCAGATCCCTTAAAAAGCTCCTTCGGGGAGACATCCAAGCTTATGGAGGCTTATGGACTCACGATACAATTTAGATGATGTTGCCGCAGTTGCCTGTGTTGTTGCTTTGTTGCTGTTACTGGTAAGAAGCTGGTTTATATGAAGCCGGCTCCTTGCCCGTATGATACTCAATGCATGTACCGCTCTCTTGCGGGATCATGCTCTTGTGGCGGGGCGCGCCACTGTCGTAAATAACAAAGGAGGATGATATGGACAAGATAGTGGAAAGCTACTTGAAGCTGATGAAAGAAGAACAGGAGCGGCAGTTTAAAGAACTCAATCAACATGCCGCCGCTTTCCGTAGTCTGCAAAACGGCTACGCAATGCGACAGACGCTACGCGAGCCAATGGATTGGAGCTTGATCAAGTAATCAACAAGCTCGCAGATGCGAGCACACCTTTCTTTATTTGTGTAATATGGGTTCTTGAATTAATTCCTTCGGAGCCCTTAAAAAGCAACTTCAAGTCCTCTGTTAAGCGTTACGGGCGCTTTATAGGAACTAGCTTGAGTTGTTTCACATTTCCGATACGTAAGGAGGCTTCAAAGTGCCCAAAACAGTCGAGCAGATCAAAAACCTTGAGCTTTACATTCGCAGTGCCTTCACCAATGCAAACACAGGCCGCCTTGAGGGCTACTCTGCTGGCTTGCGTGGTGACTTGGAATCCAACATCAGCTTCCGGATTCCTGCCGCTCTCGCACCTGTCGCTCTTATGGCCGGTGATGTCGCCTTTATTGAGAACGCTACTGTCCATGGCGACAGCAACTCGAACTGGAAAACCCTCCGTGGTGGCCACTTGTCGCTGGAGCCGGCAATGACTTCCGCACCGGCCGCAACATCTGCAGTTAAGGAAGACATTCCTTTCACTGTAGAAGAAGAGATTTAACAGCTTCAGGACTAGCCGCCCTAAGCGGCTTTTTAAAGCCACTTCAAGCCAATTGCAGAACTTAGCTTGGAGGACACCATGGTCACTCTGGTACTCTGCGTCATGCTACCAATGGCGCTATTCTACTTCGCAATGTAAGGAGCAACATGAAGCTGACGACAATGAAACTCGAAAAAGCGGCCAAGCTGAAAGAATCAGCAAAGCCAAACCGGAAGCAGAAACGTTTCCTTGCCGCCGTGACTGTAAAGGTCGCCGTCAAGCGGGCATAATACCAATAAAGTCACGGAGGTAACGATGAAGTAACGCATGCCGGTGGCGCCGGCAACATATTCAGGGCGGAGGGGCTTAACGGCTCTTCCGCCAATATTTCGCGTTTAAGGCTATGCTCGTTTTAAGCAAGAGGCATTGCAGACATATATTGATACGTATGAGCATCTATTGATGCAAGGGAGGCAAAGTGGAGCCATGCTATTGGAGTATTATGCACTGGACACAGATATGTGCGTCGGAGCCTGTCTGTTTATTGATGACATGGGGCGAGATCACCCTTAAGCTTACACTAGGAACTTAATAGTTCTCAACGCACTCTTCGGCAGGGAAAGCCTTTGGCCCTGAACCACATGACCGAACGCGAAGCGGTCGGGGGGACCCGCTTGCGGGGGCCTTTGACTCTTCCTTTGACTTTCCTTTACAAAACCTTCTCAAGTAGCTGAATTATCAACTACAAAATACACCAAAAAAACAGCTCTGTGCATTTTCATGACTTAAAAGTCAATTACTGTCTCTATTTAGCAAATAGACTCTAATAGCAATACATATTGACTTATGCGGCAATAAGGTATAACTTATTTGCGCATGTGTTGCAATATCTTGTTACTGGAGTCTATTTATGGAACGTAAATGCGAAATGAGAGAGCCTGCTTTAGAATTCATGGCCAACAAAAACAATCCGGGTGACACAATACGCGTATTTTCGTATTTGTGTATCGAAATGGACAACAGTGGCTATGCTGATGTTACTCAAAAACGAATTGCTGAAAATATGGCAATCACACAAGAACAAGTTTCCCGCGCAATACAAAATTTGCTAAAAGCAGAAGCGATATCAAAGCAGCATCATGACGCAAAAGGAAGGACACTTATAAAAGTGTCACATGATTTTGCTCATAAAGATTTTGAGTGGGTTATCAAGGAAGAAGACGTTGATTGGAATCCGCATAGTTATCCCACAGGCAAGATTAGTTAATCTATTGTGAACTAGACTTATAACTTAACACGCCCTCTCGTTATTCTTCGTTGAGGGCGTGTTGGTTCCTTCGGAGCCCTTAAAAATCAGAAAGGAGAAGAGCATGAATGTTATTGTCGAAATCGGGGATAATTATGCCAAGACATGCTACTGTCTCCCCATCGAGGAAGCAGTAAAAGTCATGGCAATTTTACACGGCAAAGGCGTGAAGTATAACGGAGAAGACGTTTACTTTTGGAAACATGAAGAAATCAAGATTATTGACAAAAAGATAATACTTCCTGCTATTGTCACGCCGCCAACATTACCACCACAACAAGAAGACGCAATAAATCAATTCTAGCCACATTTTAAGGCCGCTAGCACGTGACAGAGCATTTACCCATAGCTGAGTATGGCTTGATGCGTTATCACGTGTTGTGGGGCGTTAAATCGTCCACTACGCAACAAAAGGGAGAAGATATGCAACAGAAGATCAAGAAACAGGATTTGTTGAAGTATGCAATCGAGGCTGCGCTGAAAATCACCGAATTAAAGAAGCAAATGGTAAATCTACACGAGGACAATGTGACATTGAATGCAATGGTTTTGTCACACACTGTTGCGGCAGGAGTGATTACAAGAATCAGGGACGAGGTCAAGGTACTCAAAGCAGAAATGATTGTGTTGCAAACAAACGTCAAGAGCTTAAACAATGTCGTAGCAGCACAAAACAAATTCATTGACGAAGGCAGAAGCGACATCAAGCTTATGGAAGAAACCATCCACACTCATTTCTGCACCATTGAAGAACTGAGGGCAAAAGAAAAGACTGCGGCGCTGGCCAAACGTCCCTACAAAAAAACAGGCGATTTTAAGGGCAAATACAACAAGCAAAAAGCAAAAGCTGCAGAAATAAAGGCAAAAAAGGCGGGGCTATGAAAGATTGTTATCTGGATGGCGCCGCCAAAGTAAAAACGCTGATGGGGAAGCAAATGTATTATTGCCGATCATGCGGTATGTCCTATAAGAGGAAAACCACGGCAGAAAGATGCTGTGCCAAAACAAAATTACCCTACATCAAAGCCAAAGCTGAGTTTCAGGAGAAATACAACGCTATTACCGGCGGTAGCAAATGAAAAGACAGCCCCCGCGACACTACATACAGTCAAGCAGGGCCGGAGTAGAGAAAACAATATCAGATGCAAGCTCAGAGCTTGAGCAAGAATTCCATTACCATCATCTAAGCCGATGCATAGGTCCAAAAGGAATTCAAATAGAGGAAGGCTGCTATTGGAGCCAGCCTTACAAACCATATTATTGAGGAGAAGAGAATGGAACAAACAGCGTTCAACCTTGTCAACGAAATCAATGAAATTAAAGAAGAAACAGTTGTGGTTGATATCGAGAAGCTTATCGATCACGACCCGATGCTGATGTCGACTACAGACTTCACTCTTGTTCCAAAGGAATGGACTGTTCAAGACGTTTTTGGTTTCCCAAGCCAGATAAAACTGATGGGATTTGAGGCGGGGCATCCATTAGTACCACAAAAAGAAGCTGGCTATGTGTGGGACAAAGCGCTCGTAAGAGACGCAATAGAGTGGCTCACAGAACCGAATCCGGAC